CTTCCCGTTCATCCGCTTGCTCATTGTGTCAGTTCCGATGCCGATTGCATTTGCAATCTCCTGATCCCGGAACCCGCAGCTGTGAAACCGGCCCCGCAGCTTCCAATACGGAATCTGCTGAAACGTTCCCTGTACGACCTTCATCATGCTTTTTTGACCTCTTTTCTTTGATGTGTGCCAGCCGTTCAGGCTGGTTCTTGTCCCAGCGGGCTTCCCGCCAGTATTTGTTGCGCCCGTTCATCAGTCGGTCTCCCTTGTGCTGACCTTTCTCAAAGGCGGCTGCTCCGGGTTGTCCCGGCTCTGCTTGTAGCGCTCAACGTCCTCAACGCGGAAGTAAAACTTGCTCTTGCTGCCCTTCTCGCCGTGAGAGTAGGCATCCAGAAGACCCTGCTTCCGAAGCTGTAAGACCCGCGAATAGCAAACGCCAAGCGCTTTGGCGGTCTCCTGAGTGGTGTAATATTTGGTCACGATATCGGTTCTCCTTTCTGTGGGTGGCTCCCACGACCATTTTCGTGGCGTGACGAAAATGGTTTCGACCATTGCCGGAGGTCATCATCAGGTGGGGTTATTCAGGGCGAGTATTCCACGCTTCAATAGTTCGTTGCCTGCCCAATTCCCCGCGATGTTCATAAAAATCGCGGGTAAATGTGATATTGCATTTCGGACATCTAATCCGAATGCCCTCAGTATTAGATTCAGTGATGGTCGTATGCTCCTGCCCGCAGAAAGGGCAAGGCTTCAGCGTTTCCTTCTCCTTAAACATCTTCACGCCAGCCACGGTGTAGTCAGCCGCCAGGCCAATATAACCGTGAGAAAAAGCAACGACCGGGTGCCATGCGCCATTGTAGTAGACTTGCAGTGCATCGCAATGCGTCTCGGCTTCCGCGCCGTGAATCCACTGGCCAGACCGGCGGCATCCCTTCCAGCGGAACCAGTTGTAACCTCTTGTGGGTACAACATAACTAACGCTGTCCGCATCAGCTACTTCCCGGATGCGCCTGCCCCGAGCTGCGTTCTCGTAAATGTCCATCGTTCAGCCCTCCCTTACTCTTTGACTTCGCACACATCGGCCAGCTCGTAGATGTCTAGACCGTGCCCGGTCTCGTCGATCAACCGCTGCACTGCCACGTTCCGGGCATCCACCGGGTCGATGGCGTTGACCTCGTAGCAGTCCCAGAACCTATCAGCCATGTTGTAGACGTACACCTTATAGCGCTTTTTTTGAGTTAATCCTGCAATGTTTTTGTCCTCCTGTTTGTTTGGTGGTGCTCTCTACATTAGTTATTATACTACTTTTAAATTATTTTGTAAATAGTTTTTTATATTATTTCAGTATATTTTTATTCATAGGGAGTAAAAAATTAAGCACCAGCCTTTCAGCCGGTGCCGGATGGTCATTCTTTCGTGGGTGTTGCGGTGATAACCAAAGCGTCTTCAGCATCTTCAAGAGTAGTGCATGATGTCCTTTCAGTTGGGATATGCTCTCTCAGCCACTTCATGCTCATGTCGTGGTCGATAAAGGCCATGGTGAGACCGTGTCTTATTTCGTTGCCCATATAGGTATAGATCAGATCCATATCTTCTTCCGAGAAATCGGTGTCAAGAAAAGCATTGACCCCCGAAAGCATAAATTCGTGGAAGCGCCGGTTTCGCCACTCCTGCGAATACGGTGCGGTTTTGAATGCTGCCCGTGAAAGCCATTCCAACACCTTTGCTTCGATATCTTCAACGTAATGACAATCCTCTAAGATGAAAGACTGGTTTGTGCGCGGGTGAGCAATAAACTCGTACCCTACATCGTCAGAATCACGGATGAAACTGCCGGGAAAGCATTCAAGAAGCTTTGCACGGGCTTCTTCTACATCGGCAGCTCTCTGGTGTTCTTTTTCATTCATAGTTTTCACTCCTTAATCAAACTCCGGCATTGCAAGGATGATCTTCTTGCAGTGTTCCTCACTGACCCTGTACGGCTTGTGCCGAAGGGTGTTATCCTGCATGATTTGCCAGTAAACCATTGTCGGCAGCTCAAACAGGGCGGTGCAGCGCGAATACAGGCGCACGGCCTGATTCCTGATTTCTGCGTCAATTTCATCACGTCTTGTCATTTTCAATCAACCTCCGATTTTCTGATTTCCTCGCGCAGAACTTCGTATTTCCGCTGGTGCCCGCGCTTTTGGCTGTGCCTGATGCTGGCCCAGAATGATTTTTTGCTTGCAAAGCCGAGGGCTTTTGCACAGTCTGCCGGGCGACCACTGCATAGCAGCCGCCCCGTTTTTCTGTCCCAAACGGTATACCATGCGTAATACTTTTGTGTGTTCATAAAAGCGCCCGTAAGGCCAGATAGCACAGCCTTTTGATTTACCGGGCAACAGCCTTTGTCATTGCATCGATCAGCCAGTGACCGCCCATGACGTTGTTCCAGTTGTTGGCCTGATAGTTCTTCGTGTTACGGTGAGGAGCGCTGTGGGTAACAAAATCGCTCATGGCGTTCACCGCGCCCCATGCGGTATTGCGGAACTTTGCAAGGTCGGGGGCCATCACACAGACCATGTAGCCGTCCTTCATCTCCTGCACATGGCGCTTCTGGATGTTGCTCATGTCATCCGCTTCAGGGAACAGCTCGTCAAGGATCTTCCGCAGGCGCTCGTCAGATACGGTGGTGTTTGCCATCTGATCTGCCCGCTCAGCCAGAGCGTCCATGTACTTTCCGGCCATCTCAAGGCACTGCTGCGCTTCCACCAGCTTGGTGCTGATATCGCCCACATGGCGCACGCTCCACGCCCGCTGTGCCGTGTTCAGGGCGAGGTTCAGGGTGTTATTGCAGACCACCCGAACAGGGGTCATGCAGACGCGGACAGCGCCGGAGCCGTCATGTGTGTTGGAGAAGCAGACATAAGGCTCTGTCTTATCTCCGCAGATTTCGGAATCGGGCAGCTTTGCCAGCAGCCAGATCTTCTTGCCGTCAAGCAGGCTGCCCGCTGTCTCGTAGTGGACATCGCCACCAATCAGGGCATCCGTGAAGGCAAATGCATCAGCGTTCTGCACAATGCGGTACTTGTCGCTGACAACGCCCAGCACCTTGTTGTCAGAGCTGCGCACATTCGCCTTGTAGCCGGGAATCGGCTCATAACCGCCGTTCAGCCACATATCGCGGGCCTCAACCGTCCAGTCCAGACCGGCCAGACGCAGGGCATCAGCGCTGGTGGGCGCTTCCTGCACCATCGTTCCCAGACCGTGCCAAGGCTTCTCGCGGACATAGAACATCGTTTCAACATTTGCAGACATATTTCGTACCTCCAAAAATTATTGTGTTGTGCGGTGGCTCCCGCGACCATCCCAGTAACGTCACCGGAATGGTTTCGGCTGCTGCCGGGCAGCCATCATCAGGCGGGTCAATAGATTTCCCTTTCAAGCCTTAAACTCCGGGCATACAGAGCCACGGAAGTGAGTGAGACGGATTGCGTGCTTCAGCTCTCTGTCGCTCATGAAGGGGGTGCAGAGCTTGCTGACGAACTTGATTGCCCACCACAGGCCTTCAACAGTCTGACGGTCAAGGACCGCCCGGCGCTCGGTATCGGTCTGGGCGGCGTAGTACCGCGCTAAGGTGTTATTGCAGTCTGCAACAAAGTTGTCAGGGATGTTGATAGAAAGTGCGTTCATGTTCAGCCATCCTTTCATCATCAAACAGTGGGCATTACGCGGGCCACATAAGACCGGCGGCGGTCGTTCATGTAAACGCAAAGGTGAACGGTGCTGACATACTCGCCGCTCTCGGCGCTGTCCATCTCGCAGAGCACATCCTGCCAACCGAACACATCAGCGCCGGAATAGCTCATAGCTGCAATGAAGCAGGTCTTGCCAGATTCCTTTGCTGCGAACCGCTCTGCCTTCTTGATCTCGGAGATTTTCAGGTTGAAGTCTTTCATCGTTTTGTACCTCGCTTGTTGATTTTTTACTGATATGGTAGTATTATTTATGTAGGATATCTGCTCTTTACATTTGCAATTATACTACTATACAATTATTTTGTAAATAGTTTTCTATTATTTTTTCGTATTTTTTTATTCTTCATTAAATTTTTATTGCGAGGTGCTATTTATGGGGAACATTTCGAGGATTCGCGATCTTGCCGACAAGAATGGAGTATCCATTTCATTCCTCAGCCAAGCTATCGGAAAAAGCTCAGGATATCTGGCAAACGCAACAAGCCGCGATGCAGATGTCCCTGTGAAGTACCTCCCTGCACTTGCAACAGCGCTTGGAACGTCTGTTGACTACCTTCTTGGAAAGACGGATGATCCTTCTGCAACAGACAGTGACATGCAGATAAGTGACGATTATGGAACATTCCAGTATGATAGGTTTTACGACCTGTGCAAGAAGCAGGGGAAGATGCAGTCACACCTCTATGATCTTGTTGGCCTGCCGTCAAAAGCTGGCAGCAACCTCAAGCGCACCAAAAAGGTGAGGCCCGAAATCCTTGAGGTGTGGGCTGCAGAGTTGAACACCAGCGCAGCATACCTCAACGGTGAAACCGATGATCCTTCCCCTGTACCAGCCCCGGCTGCCCCTGAGCAAAAAGAAAAAGCCCCCCAGTCAGACGTTGACCGCCTGATGGAGGGCTTGAATGCCGAAAGTATACGGAAGCTGAGAGAATATGCAGAGCTGCTCCTGCTTGGGCAGGAAAAAGAAGAAAAGAAACCTTAAAGCGCAGACATCCTACTATAATAATAGTGTAAAAATGTATAAAAGTGTTGTAAATATCACTTATAAGTGATATAATAGTATAGCCGCAGACAGGATGTGGTCAATCTGAACGACGTATTGTTTCAAATGCTGCTAGAAGATCTTTTTGAAAGATATGGCAGCATGCTTTCTATTCACCAGCTTTTTATACCAGAACTTGTTCTCCTTTTGAGAAGAGGCGGAATTGAGCAACAGTTCATGTCAAGACTCTCTGATAATCTTGCAAAACTCCGGGATTATGGAGATGTTTGTATTCGCAAGAAAAAATCAAACATGGAATATCTTGTCGGACAATCTCCTTTGTGTTCCATGCGCTTTTTACTTCCGGGTTCAAACATACGTGTTCTATTTGTCTATCAGAATGAAATGGTTTACCTTCTAACCGCTTTTCATGAGCGCGCAGGGCATCAAAACACCGCTTATCCCAAATATACTCCTATTGCAAAGCAGCGCTTTAATGAACTTAAAAAGGGGGACTGATTATGTCTTGCAGAGCAACTTTATCTGATTTAATCAAAGCCATTACCCAAAACATGTCCGCTGCTGAGATGGCAAAAGCCGCAATAAATATTCAAATCCAGCAGATGATTCACGATACCCGCATGGAGAAAGGCTGGACACAAAAAGACCTTGCTGAAAAGATGGGGGTAAAGCAGAGCCTTGTTTCCCGCTGGGAGAGCGGAGAATGCAATTATACCATCAACACTTTGATTGACATTGCCGATGCTTTGGGGCTGTCGGTACAGTGCCCTTTGAAGCCCGATGAAAGAATCATGTCCACCGAACCTGAAAATGTGAAGTCTGATGCTGCAAACAACACAGCTTTTAAAACGCCTGACTTTTCTTCGTCAAGGTTGATTCGGTTCCCTGAAACACCTAAAAAGCCAACCGGAGGTGCACACAATGGATGCAAAGCAGTTTGAAGCTGACATTCAGTATCTTGGAAGCTTTCTTACGGAATGCTCTTTTGATAATAATATCATTGATGCTGTGTCGCAGTGTGAATTAACGCATCAGCTCTCCGTTTCTATCAGTGAGCAAGTTCCAATTGATGATCCTTCTAAGAAGGCTGCTTATGTCAGGCTCATTCTTGACGGCGTTTATTCATTGCAGGATGGCTCAGAAGCTTCCTGCAAGTATCACATGGTTATACACGGCAAGTTTATGATTGATAAGAGCGTACCTGACGAAGATTTTGAAACAAAATTGTGGTTCAACGGCTCTGCAGCGGTGTATGGCATTGCCCGTTCAAAAATGGAGGTTATGTCCTCTATGGTTCTTAATCATGGAAAAATCGAGCTTCCAATGGTCAATATGTACGAACTGCTCAAAGCTCAGTTTGAAAAAGAAAACAAAAGTTAATCCTCGTTCTATGTTTATCCTCCGGGAATGACGGGGTGCCATGTGGCGTAGAATATCATTCACTTGTAAGAGCGGGGTTTGCTGAGCGCAAGCCCTGCTTTTTGTTTTCCATTTTCTTTTTTATAGGGAGTTTACAATGGGAATTTTCAAATGGTTGAAAAAGGCTACAAAGGTCATTGGCAAGATGGCTGTTGAAGCAGCGGAAGAAGATGAACGTTCAAAATACTCACCAAATCCTGAGTGGATGGGGCAAATGGATCTTGTCAACTCTCGTGCGAATGCAAGGATATTAGCCCCTCAGCTTTTGAAACAGGCTCAAGATTGTGCCAGAATCCTCTCGTCAACCACTGAACCGTCAACGTTCTTTATGAGATACGATTTTTGCGTTGGTCGGCTTATGATGCTTGAAGATTGTAAAAAATACGGAGTGAATGCTGCTACCACCGATTCGCTGAACAAATACACAGATTTAGACTTCAGGGATGGCGCAATAGAAGAACTTATACATCGAACCCAGATAAAGTATTCTAACAAAATACTGACGCTCAAGACATCAAAGGCAAAGGAAAACTGGGCAGCAAAGTATCATCAGGCTTTTGAACCCTACCTTTCTTATATGAGCGACCGGCAAAAGACAGCCCTTGGCGAAGCAAGCGCTGAATTATTTGAACTGGCTGGAAAATAAAAGGCCCCTCGGCAAAGCCGAAGGGCCAATGTATAAAGGAACCGTTTCAATCAGTCCCTTCATGTGAGAGCTGGGTTCTTCGCAGCGCGGCAGCGTATACTTCCAGCTTTTTGCGGTTATCCTCTGAGAGAGTTCTGTACGCCTTTTCAATGTATCGCTCGTCCTCCTCAACACCCGGGGTGTTTCCGAGAACAGCCGTTTTATCCTGCATCTGCGTGTTACCTCCATGGTTCCATTTTTTGTTTTGTTGACCTCGCCAAAGCTCACAAAACAACTGCTCACAACCATATGTTACATCAAACGGTTGTTGCTGTCAACAAATATCAAAAAATTTGATGCTTTTGCAATTTCAACCGAAAGGAGCAGAACGATGAAAAAGAGAACGAACACAGCGTTTTGGGTCGAAAAGGAAAAGCGCTGGTGCATCGCAGTTCAGAAGAACGGCACCCGCAAGCGCTTTTACAGCAGTACGCCGGGCCGAACAGGACAACGGGAAGCAAACGCAAAAGCGGATGCATGGCTTGATGATAGCATCAGAGACGGAAAAAAGAAGGTCAGCGCCCTTTATTCAGAGTGGGTGGAAGAGCTGAAGCTCACCTGTGGCACATCCTATGTTACGCAATGCAAGCGTTACGGGGACTGCTATATCCTGCCGACCTGCGGGAACATCCGCATTGACGAGCTGACCGAGGGCGACCTTCAAAAGGCAATCGACGTTTCGTTTCGGAAGCGATCCCAGAAGAAGAACCAGCGCAAGCCGATTTCAGACAAGCCATTGAGCCGCAAAACGCTTATGACGATTCGGGCGGCGGAAACGGCCTTTGTCAAGTGGTGCAGAAGGAACAAGTACACGACACTGCATCCTGATCTGTCTATCCCGAAGAATGCGAGAATGGGAAAACGCACAATTCTTCAGCCCACCGCTCTGAAGGTGCTGTTTAGCGTAGATACCCGTACCTACTACGGAAAGCCGGTATTTGACGAGTATATCTATGCCTATCGCTTTGCCGTTTCCACCGGCCTGCGTCCCGGAGAGCTGATTGGCTTATGGTATGGAGACATCAAAGGGAACACGGTCAACCTTCGGCGCAGCATCAACGTGCACCGGGAACAGACGACCGGAAAAAACGAAAACGCAATCCGCTCTTTTGACATGGGCAAGGAAGCTCGCGAGGCATACGAGGCACAGGTGCAGCTTCTGAAGGCTCAAGGTATACTTCTGAACTACAATACCCCGCTGTTTCAGATCCCGTCAGAACACGCGCTCTATCGCCGCTGGGAATCCTATCAGGAAGCAAACGGGCTTGAGCCGAAAGTTTCACTTTACGAGCTGCGGCACACCTTTGTCAGTGTTGAATCCAGCGTCCTGACTGACAGCCAGCTGAAGATGCTGGTCGGTCACAGCAAGAACATGGACACTGCCGGAGTGTATCGGCACGAGCTTGACGGTCAGAGGGAAGATCTTGCTGCCGCTACCACCGCGGCATTCAAAAAGGCACAGGCCTGA